ATATACTTCGCCTGATGCCTTGTTCCACCTGAACACAACATATGGACTTGATCCTACGCCTTCGTATTCTTCCTCTAAAATTATCTGTTTTGCTTCGTGAAGTATTACACAGCGTTTGTATTTTTCCATATTCATATCCGAATAGTCCCGATAAACGCCATCTATAATCAGGCAGTTCTTTTCAGGGTCCATTTGGCTTGAAAGTGATTCAGGTATTATTGCATCAGGGTATAAGACAGGAACTAAAGAAAACTTGCATTTCCTTCTTCTAAAGACAGTATCCACCTTGTTGGCTGGTCCGTTGAGAAGGGATACTTGTGGTAAGGGAACGGCATTAAAGTTAATTGGATTAACGGAATCGCCTTCCTCTATCATAAGTACGCCTGTGCCTACAGCCAAGTCCATAAAACATTCGTGAACTTCCTGATTAAAGTTAGAGCTGCTTAACAGCTCAAAAATATAATTTGTAATCTTGTCAAGATGTGTATTGACTTCCTCTGTCGCCTCTGGTGGAATTTCCATTCCAGCTTCTAGGTTCGCCCATCTTGCAAAAGTTGGAACCATTCCAGCCTGTAGCCGTGATGCGAACTCCTGTATTCCTACAACAGCCGTTTCATCAAATATCTTATCTGTTCTTCTTTCAGCAGCCGATTCATCAAAGAAGGATTCCCGTTGAGGCATAGTGTATTCATACGCTTCCTCATACTTGTGCTTCCAGTTATCCCGAAGAATTTCTGCCTCTCTATATTTTCTTAAAACCTTTTCAAGTTTGGAAGTTGTTTGAACTCCCATTGGTTCTTGCAAGTCTACATACGCCATATTAAATAATTTTTCTTATCTTTGCACTCTTGCCCATCAGATGAGCTGCAAGATTAAGGGATTTTCCAGCCGAAGCAACCTTGTCTCCCGTAACTCCCGTGCCACCAACAATCGTGGAAGCTGCTATTTGTTTATCTTCGCTTACTTTTTTTTCATCAGGAAATTTTTTTCCTCCTGTCTGATAAGTTCCAAACTGCCCTCCTGTTCCACCATACTCTCCATACTTTGCCTGTATGGCATCAGCAGCAGACATTCTCATCAGAGTTCCACCAATCGTTGGAACGAATAACGACAACACGCCTAGTGTTATTCCTTGTATTTTTTTTTGCTTAAGGAACATCTCCTCTGAAATTTGAGTTGATGTCATAATTCCCGTTGGATCTCCTGATCCCATAGCCGTACCAGACTTTCCGTATTTCATTTCTTTTCCTTTGGAAGTTAATATATAGGATATGCTTCCTTTTTCTCCAGCAGCAGTTCTTTTTTTATGCTCCTCTTTGGACACCCGTTCAAAGTTTCCACCTACTTGTATGAAATAACTTCCTTTTTGGGCTTCACCTATTTTTTCTAAATATTCATTTGTTGCTTGGGATGCCTCTGTTCCATACATTTTCTTGTCCTTGCCCTTAAGAGCTGCAGCAGTCGTGCCAACAATTCCTTCGGTCGGATGTTTCTGTTTTGTCAGTCCCAGTTTTTTTGTTACATATTTTTTTCCAGCATCAGTTTGTGATTGTTTATCATCTTTGGGACTACCTTTAGTGTCGGGAGCTCCAACTTTTTTAGTTTTAGTTGGTCTATCTGCAAATTTACGCCTCATTCGTGCCATTAATATTTCTCTCCTTCAGGATCAAACATTCCTGAACCACCAGCTCTTGTCATCAGGGATCGAGGACCAACCATACCAGCAGCAATTCTTAACTTTCTTTTCTTTTCATCCTCTATTTTCTTTGCTTTGGCTTCTTCTTCTTCCTTCATCTGCCGTTTAATGAGCTTGTCTTGCTCCGTTTCCTGATATTTTGTGCCGAATAATGAACCCATATTAAACCTTTAGCTGAAATAATCCATATTCTATGACTTATTCAACGCACAATATAGCTGATAGGGAGTAAATATAAACCATTTTCTCATTCCCAAAAGTTTCTGAATGAAGCTCACGCAAGTATGCTCCTTGATCCAGCAGTCCGTTGTTTGCATATCCTTTTCTTCTACAGTCAGTTGAACAATTCTTCCATTCATCCGTCTGACATTATCAAGCATATCCATCATCTCATCTCTTGTTATAACCTCAATGATAATCTTGCTGAAAATCATTTCAGTATTAATCCATATCTTTTTTTCTGGATCATATCGGATTGCTCCACAATGGTGAAATCCTTTTTTGAACCAGCGTTGCCACCATCTTAATTTCTTTGGGCTATAAAAGTAAATCACCCATTGATAGAAAATATGTTCCATTGCTTTTTCTTTTTATTAGGCTTTGGTCTATCAAAAACATTCCAAGTTGTCTTGGCTATTTTGGGCTTGTAGTTTCCTTTGCCATAAGTCAAGGCTCTGCCCTCACCAGCCCCCATTAAAAGATATTGCAATGCATCATGGATATGAGAATACCTGTTCTTGTATGGCTTCTCGTCATATCGATCCCCCGAAGTCTGCAATCTTCTGTAATGATAGCCACCATTAAACCCTTTCTTCAGGTTCAGGCATCTTTTATCCAATGAAAAACCAGCTTTTCCATCTATTAATCGAGAAAGTGCGTTTTCAACGGCTTCAATTCGTAGTGAGATGTCATTTGACGGAGCTGGGGCTATTCGTAAACCAGAATTGCGTAATATTTGAAATGGCGTTCTCTCATCAGTCTGCGAACGAAAGTCCCCAGCCGGGTCTCCGTAAATTTCCACCTCACAGTTTCTAAAATATTTTGTAATGTCTGCCTTGAGAAGCTCCCCGAATCGAACAGTTCCCATATCAAAGCACACAAGTTCGTGAAGAATGTTCCATCTTCCCGTTACTGTGCGTTGACCAAAGACGGCTGCTGGTGTCAGACCAAAATCAACACCAATGATGATCGGTGATTGCAGATTGGGCATAAGATTCTCTCCAGCCAAATGTAATTCCTCTTTCCAAGAATAGAACACGGGCTTTCCCTCCTCTATGCTTCCCAGTTTATTGAGAACATAGACATCAATCCATCCTTTTGTTTTTCCCTTGATGATGTTGTTGTAATATTTAGGTGTCAGGTTTTTTTTATTCTCTGCTATGTCGCTTGAATCATAGCCCGTTAAAGTTCCATCCTTCTCCCTTATCTCTTTCATACCTGAAGGCTGTGCAAAGAAGGACCAGTTGTCAGGTTTCACCAGCATCAACGCCTCATCTCTTGAGATGTGGTCAGGAACTGGTAC